ACGGCAGTAGCAAGCTTGTTCGCATCCTGGATTCGCTCGGAGAGTTTGACCATGAGGAGTTCCGAGAGTCCAGAATCGAACCATTCGCGCACTGTCACTTGGGATAGCCGCTTTCCAGCGGAGTCTTTCCGCATCCAATTGAGAACAGCAGGCGAGGAGAGTTCGGAGGATGGGATGCCTCCAGAAGTTTCCTGAGCATGCGCCTCTAGCCATTCTTTGATGAGGATATCCTGTACATCGTCAATGCGATCATGAAGGACAGTTGCCCACGGGCCGAGGAGTTCCAAAGCTTCGTCGGTCATGGGGCGAACCTTGAGAACAGCGGCCCAGATTGCCTTGCGGGGAGAAGGATTGTTCTTGCTGGCTTTCCAGAAGATGCGGACCAGACGAACAGCAGGATTGTCGCCTTCAATGGTGTAGGTGGTTCCTTCAGCTTCTGTGGTGAACGGGGAGACTTCACCAGCATTCAGGGAAGAGATGGGGAAAGAGAAAGTCTTGGTCATGGTTGCAGGTCCTATGTATGGCCACCTAGGTGGCGGAGGGTTCGGAACATCGTGGAACATCGGTACAGCCCCCATATATATGCAGGATTCAGACCAGAAAAAGATTATATGGGAAAACTTTCATATGGCATTGATTCCATGGGAGTTTTCTTTTTTCAGGCCAGCGACGCATTCTGGCATGGTTTGTGAAAGTGACAGACTTCGGCACTCCTGGTTGCAATTTGCGTCATGCCTTCGGCAGCGGGTTTTGTTGGTGAGCACTCACATTGAATGATGGTGAGAATGCTTCTCATTTGCTAGTGAGTACTCACTCACATCGATCTTTTTCCCTTTCAAATCAACGAGATGCGGTTTTTTGACCTTCCGAAGATTTTGGGGAAGGAAAAGATTCTGAACAAATGTTAGAGAGTTGAGAAAGATTCTGGACAAATCACAATCCCCATGTATAGCAGTGTATAGTGGATTATAGTGGTTTATACCTGTTTATACTCTGTATGACCCCGGTCACCCCACCCATACGGGCCTCGACCCCCATCATCTATATCTATCTATCCTTCCTATCTCCTATCCTCTATTACTATCTCTTCTCTTCTTATTGATAGAATTTGATAAAAACACCCCCAAAAACAAGGGCAAAGGTTCACCCTAGACCCCCACCCCATACAAGGTATAATCCACTATAAACCAGTATAAACGAGTATAAAGCACTATACAGAGGGATCACTTCGTGCCCTTATATCTTTCACACACTAATCTTTTACACCCTTATCTTTTCCAAAAATTCGCGCTTGCATTCTGGCACGGCGCATGCTACTCTAACGGATCGGGCGCTACGTCCCGAGCATGCACCATTGTGGTGCACAGTTTGTTCTTTTCCCTTTCTTTCCTTTTCTATTTTTCAAGGACTATTTATATATCATGTCTCAATTCAAATTTGACCTGCCTCAAGATACTCCTGTGAAAATCACATGCACTGGTGAAATTTCTCGTATCAATCTCATTATGATTCTTCAAAGAATCGGAATGCAGTTTGATGAGTCTTTTGGTCTTGTGAGGGCCAAGACTATTGTAGATCATAACTTTAACAGTATCGGATATTCTGGCGATATCCCAACAAAACTTGCTGGAATCTTTCTTGCTGATGCAGTCCAGCATTTTGTAAATGAGAGAGACCGCAGAAAACTCATTGGTGATGCTGAATTTCTCAAGGAGAAGTGAGATGAACACTTTCAATGAATCCAATATGCGCGCATGGATTGCAGCATTGAGAAGTGGAAAGTATCCTCAAGATCAGTTCAGCTTGCATAAGCCCACAGGATATTGCTGTCTTGGTGTTGCTTGTGACATTTCAGGACTTGGAGAGTGGAGACTTCTTAGCAATAGTGAACTCTTTGTTTTTGAAACTGAACATGATTCAGATGTTTCACGCCTACCTGATATTGTCGCAGAATGGCTTGGAATAGATTCAGTCTTTGGAATCCAGATTGTAGGTAGTGATAAAAGACTTATGACTCTCATCACTCTCAATGATGATCTCAAGCTGTCTTTCTCACAAATTGCAGACATCATTGAAGCCTATGTCAATGGTTGGAATCTTGTCATCACTGATGATGTTGGATCTCTCATCGAGGAATAGACTATCATGAATAAAGAACACGTCAAAGCTTGGATTGCAGCACTTCGCAGCGGTCAATACAAGCAGGGAGTTGATAAGATGTATGACCCAAAAACAGACTGCTACTGTGTCTGGGGGGTAGGATGCAAGATTTCTGGAGTTCCAATGATGTATTGGGAGAAGAGAGGTTCTCCTCCTACAGAAGTTCTGCAGTATTTCGGTATCCACCATCATAGAGATATTGTAGAAACTTGGGACTATCATCTCAACCATCTTGGACTCATTGGATTGAATGATTCCCATCAATTCACATTTGACCAGCTTGCAGATCTTATCGAAGCAAGTCTGAATGGTTGGGATCTTATGGTGACTGTAAGATTGTAGTCATCTCCACATCTCTCACACCTTTTTAGAGACTATACATATGAAACTCCATTGTCCTCTATCTGGCATCATCTGGAATGCAGAAGGATTTGCATCCATCAAGGGTGACAGACATTTCATTCATCCTCATCCAATCTTTTCTCTTCCTCTTCGCTCCCTCCTCTCTAGAACTCCTGACTTCTATATTCCTGAAGTCATGTCTTCTGTAGAGAGACGTCTTCTCTTTCTTGCACTTCTCAAATCTTCTGAGATGATCGAATGGAGAACAGTCGCGGCGCCATCTGATTCTCTCATCTCTCAAATGTTCGAGAAGCTTGTCAGCACCATTGGTTGGCTGGATTTCTATACATATGACTCCACAACCAAGAGACGGCGCGGCCCTAACTTTCCTAGATTTGTCATCTCATCAGATACAGCTTCTCTCAAGAATCTCACTCACTGGCTAGATGCATGGGCAGATGCTAAGGGAGAATATGAGGCTGGACAGAAAAGAGAAGAGATCAAAGAACTCCAGAAAAGAAGAGAGTTTGCTCTTCAAAGACTCATTGCCAATACTGGCCGCGATCCTCAAACTTATGCAAAGATGCTGGCATCATGGGCAGCGGATGCCTCTGAGTTTCCTACATTCCCCATTGCTGTCAATGGTGAGACTCTGACATGTAGAGAGTATTGGATTCGTATTCTCTGCAATACAAAGATCTATGAGATTCGTGATGCAGACCTTCAAGAGATTGAAGAGCATCTGATTGAAAATCTAGACCATGGTTCATCCTATGCTGTTGCAATCCTCAATCTTGTGAGGAGAAAGAAGAAAGCTGTAGGCACTGCTCTTGGTCTTGATGATATCTTTTCTGAAGAAGAGATTCTTGATATGGCAGCCAATCCATTCCAGATTGTGTCTGTAGACAATGAGTCTGTCTCTCAAGAATCTGTCGGCGAAAACCTCAATCTTACAGAAGAACATAACATTAAGGTCGGCGGCCTTCTAGCTCCAGAAGTCGAACCTATTCCAGCTGACTTCAAATCTCATGCAGAATACCTTCGGGCAAAGGCTCGCTGGATTCTTTCTCAATCTCCTCGGAGGGTTATGTAATGTCTAAGATTCCTTTTCTGTATCCTGCTGAATATATTGTTCTTTCCAATGTTGGTGAAGAAGAGTCAGAAAGAAAAGACCAGAAACAGCCTCTTCTTCCCAATCCTCCAGTTCTCTGGCTCCCTAATGGCAATCCTAGCAAACTTATGCTACGGTTTGCTGCTGCATCTTGGTGGTATCTTTCTCCAAGATTCAGGAAGCATATGGATGTTCATTGTCTGGCACGAAAGACTGGAGACTATGTGAAAGTAGCAAATGACAATGGTCATCTTGTTCTTCATGACTTCTACAAAGGTTACATCACATACAGAATCATCTTTCTTCAACCAGCTGAAGAGATCTATGGAAAGAAAGAAGATCCTGTATACATTTCCTTTCGACGAATTCGCGGCCATTCTCTAGGTTATGCACTTGTATCTCATACAGTCTATGACATAGACAATCCGCAACCAGTAAAGACATATAGTTCTGCATGGTTTGCGGAACTTGCTGGAACTCCTGAAGAAACGTATCTTGCACACTCTTCTGAAACCTCTTCTACGGACTGATACTACAATGTCAAATCCTGCACTTGAGAAACTCCTAGCCAAAGCGCGCGCACATCTTGAAAGTGCCAAAGCTACGGAAGTTTCCATTCCTACTCCTACCACTCCCACCATTCTTGAAGTCAAACCTAGAACTCAAGATGACCTTCTCATTGAGATCTTCCAGTCTAGTGGTATGGAAGCCAATGAAGAACAGATTGAGTTCATCAAAGGTGCAATGAAAGGTGAGAATATCATCCTTTCTGGTGCTGCTGGTACTGGTAAGACAACTACACAAGCAATGATGATTCATGCATTGCAAGCCACTGGTAACATTGGTCAACTGAAAGAAGATACTAAATGGCTTCGTCAGGGAACTGCGGGCGCGGTCATTGTATCTTTCACAAACAAAGCAGTGAACAATATCAGATCTAAGATGCCAGAAGATCTAAGACATAATTGCCACACTATCCACAAGCTTCTTGAATTCTCACCTGAATGGTTTGAGATTGATGATGACGAGGCTCCTGGCGGTGTGAGAAAGACTATGAGATTCACTCCTAAGAGAGATGAATACAATCCTCTTCCGCGCAGTCTGTCAAAAATCATCATCGAAGAAGCATCGATGGTTGATATATCTCTCTATGAGAAACTACTGGCTGCATGTCCTCACAATCCTCAAATCATTCTCCTTGGAGATATTAACCAGCTTCCACCATTTGAAGGTGAATCTATCCTTGGTAAAGCCCTAGCACATTGGCCAGTCATTGAACTCAAGAAGATTTACAGGCAGGCTCTCGAATCTCCTATCATCTCCTTCGCATGGAAGATTAAAAATGGTGAAGCCCTCGATCCCAAGACAGTACCAGATGGTAAAAGAATCAAAGTCCCTTCCTTTGAAGCCATGCATGTCCCAAACCAACTTACTATCAGACCTTGGCAGAAACGGCTTGACGAACTTGCAGCAACTATAACAGCTACACAGTTCTTCAACAGTCTCTATGATAACAATCTCTATAATCCAGATGAAGATATCATCTTGATTCCATTCAATAAAGGTTTTGGTTCTGTAGAACTGAACAATGGAATCTCCCAACATCTGGGAAAGAAGCGCAATGCTGTTGTTCATGAGGTCATCGCAGGATTCAAGAAACATTATCTTGCTATCGGTGACAAAGTCATGTACGCCAAAGAAGATGCATACATTATCGATATAGCGCGCAATCCTTCTTACTTTGGCAAGTCTCCTCAGTCTCCATCCCCTAACTTAGACCGCTGGGGATATCTGAGGGAGGATGGTGATACCACTGTAAAAGCTATCATCGAAGAACAGATGGATTCTGGTGATGACATTGACGCTATGCTAGATGCAGTTGTTGCAGGTTCTGGAGAAGATCGCGTCAATCAATGTTCTCATATCATCACAGTCAGGATGTGTTTTGATGACAGAGAAATCGAACTCCAGACTGCTGGTGATGTGAACAATGTCATTGGTGGATATGCTATCACAGTACATAAGTCCCAAGGATCTGAATGGGATAGGGTATTTGTATGTCTCCATCACAGACATGCAGCGCAGCTGTCTAGGGAACTTCTGTATACAGCAGTTACCCGCGCCAAAAAAGAACTGTTCATCATCTGTGAACCTAACAGCTTTGAGAAAGGAGTCAAGACTCAGAGAATTCCAGGTAATACTCTCGAAGAGAAGCTGGAATTTATCAAGAAGAAAGAGAAAGAGAAGGAAGTGAAAAAGCAACTGGAATTGAAACTTGCAGGACAGGTTGAACAGCAGCGGAAATTTTAATCCACCATTCATAAGAGAATCCTATCATGAACATCTTCGCACTTCATAACAATCCACGCCTAGCAGCGCGATTTCTCTGTAACTTTCATGTTGTGAAAATGCTTTCTGAGGCAGCTGAGATGCTACTCCTAGCACACTGGCATCACAGAGATCCCAAACTAAAATTTCCTATGTCTGGCATTCCTTTAAGACTTAAACATCTCAATCATCCCTGCACTGTATGGGCACGAAGTTCTGCAAGTAACTATATGTGGCTGCAACAACATGCAGATGAACTGTGTAGAGAGTATTGGAAAAGATATGGCCAGTGGAAAGGTTCTCAACATGACTATCAATGGGAGATTCAAGGCTGGCTAGCAAACCCACCAGATTCTATAAAGTTTGCTGGCAGGGAGTTTCTGACACCATTTGCCATTGCACTGGGAGACTTCAGAAATACAGAAGTTTATAGTACATTTGCAGCTCCTCCTTACGGTTCTACAGTTGTTCTGTACAGAGCTTACTATCTGTGGAAACAAAACAATGTACTCAAACCTATGGTCTGGCCAGATACTCCGCCGCCATGGTTTGCAACTGAGACGGTAAGACTTTATAGAGATGATTACTTCTGGGCTGATATGCTTGAACTTTATCAAGAGGAGGCATAATGAATTGGACTAGACTGTGGAAAGATTGTATCATGTTCTTCTTTGCAACTCTTTTCCTTCCTGGAATTCTTACTGGATTCTTCTTCACACTGTTCATCATCAAGCCTATTGTTGCTGGTTCAAAACTGGCACAAGACTTTTCTGACTATCTAAAAGAAGTCACCAGAGGGGGTTGACAAGCTGCGGGGCGCGGAGTATACTTCAAACTCGCGGCAAGCAATCCGCGCCCCAGTAGTTCCCTACAGTATTTTACAACTTTCATCTTGAGGAAATATCATGTCCGACAATACCGCTGCCCCCGCCATTCACGTCAATACCGATGTCAATGTTGTGTTCAAGCCGTTCTCTTTTCATTTCAAGACTGACAAGGAACTTGGTGTCAAGCGTCCTACTGTCAATCTGAATCTGCCGACTGTCTCTGCTCAAGGAGTTGTTTCTATTCTTGAAGCTGGTGGCAAGCAGCTGGATCTTCTGCTGGAAACTCTTGAGAATGTGATCTACACTCAAGCGCGAGAGCAGGTCAACAACAAAGATCCCTTTACTCAAGATGATCTGGATGTTTCCAAGCTCTCTTGGGAAGCGATCGCAAATCTTCCGAAAGCAGAGCGTCGTGGTGGTGGCATTGCTGCAGAAGTTTGGGAAGGTTTTGCCAAGGACTACATCGAAGTTATGCCTGGTGTCACTGGCAAGACTATCGAACAAGTCACCAATGCTAGCAAGCTGTTTGTTGCTAAGCTCAATCCCTGCAAGGCGAACAAGAAAGTTCTTACTGTTCTCCGTCAACAACTGGCGCTCTGGTTTGAAAACACCAAGGCTCAGGAAGAACTGTCTGCTGTCTATGAATTCCTGGATGGCAAGATTGATACTCTCCTGAAGGCTGACGATGCTGCCATGCTGGAGAATCTGTAACCTGTAGTATCTCTCCTGTCTCCTCCCAGTCAGTAGTCTCCAACTTCCGAAGATCCTCTTCGATGAGCTACTGACCCTCAAAGCCCTGCCAAGGAAACTCGGTGGGGCTTCTTTTTTGGAGCCACATTCTTATGCCCGCATTCACCAGTGAAGTTAACATCTGCAATTTCTCAGAGATTGAATTGCCTGAGACAGATATGAGTTATGCGATTGACATCGAAACTCTGTCTACCAGATCCAATGCTGCTGTGCTTGAGATTGGTATCGTACCCTTCTCTATCCCTCTCGCAACTATCTACCCTCTTCAAGCTTTTCGAGCAGTCTTTTCTCCTCATCTCTATACTTCTCTGGCACTTTCAGAATATTTTGACATTGACAGCCAGACTGTGTCTTGGTGGAAGGATACTGATATCGAACGTGCGAAACAGTATGATGAGTACCTGGCGAACGGTATTGAATATCCTGGACTCTCACAAGATAGGGCACTTGATATCAATGAGTGGCTTGTAGATCATAAAGTAAATGCTGCAGGCACAGACATCTATGCTTGGGGCGCATCTTTTGACTTCCCAATCCTAGAGAATTTCATGCATGCAAACATCGCATCTGGTCCTAGTATTTATTACAAAAATAAAAGGTGCGCGCGGACAGTTTGGGATTTTGCAGTTGGAAAGTGCGCAAATGAAGACGACTGGCGAATCAAAGAACTTGCAGCTGTAAAGGATATGATCCCTGGCAAGGCACATGAGACAATCTATGACGCCACTGTAGCTGCCGCCTCTGTCATTCTTGCATATGCCTTCACTAACGAAGTATCGCAAGATCTATACAAGATGCGCTCCCTTCGTGGGATCTGAGTACAACATCTCATAGATACAAATCATGGATATCTCTGGAGTCTATTCAGAGCTTTTTGCCGGAAAGTCTGTCAGTTTGTGGTTTCCTAACTACTCAGCTGCACAGACTTTCCGGACTCGTTTACATCTGGAAAAGAAAAAAGAGGAGATGACTTTATCAGTTCTTGGTATTGAGTCACCGCGCCAACAGCTATCTTTCAAGTGGGCGCCAGATTCAAGCGGCGATGGTACAGGAGTTGTGACTGTGAAACTTACAGAGCCGCGCCCTCCAGTAACTTATAAAGTCATATCTATTGAGGACTCTACAAATAACAATGGGCCGCACGGAGATTAGATCATGAGAATGTATGAGCCCATCTGGAAAGAATTGAAGTCTAAAGGAATCTGCACAATCAAAGCTCCTCCAGCATTTCACAAGAGGATCATAAAGGCTGTGACTAAAGAGAAGTATCAGGATATAACATTCAAAGTCGAGATGGATGAGAGGAAGCTCTTTCTCAAGATTGAAACTGAAAAGGATACCATCACATTCATGTTGACTAAATCAATCACTGTGCAAGACATTTGAACAAGGAAGGAATCACCATGAGATTGGCTCCTCTGCATCTCACAGTAGACTATGCTGATGCACTCACAAATGTGCAGAATGGTTTGAACAGATTGACTGCAGCACTTGCTGAAGGTGATCTTGAAAAGTCTATCCAGATCTACAATGCTCTCAATGGAGAGTGGGCAAGAGTTGCAGTCTTTTTGAGAGTTCATACTCTTATGAAGTGTAAGAATGAGAATATGTACCTCTCTCAGATCTTTGAACATGTTCCCCCTATGAAGGATTGACCATGAATAAGATGAAATTTGTACGTCCTCTCAGTGATGGTGATGGTGGAATTGATGGTTGGGAGTTGAAGATTGTTCTTATCTCTACAAAGAAAGATAGTATGCAGAGACTTAAGAAGTGTGGATCACGGCGCCAAACTGTGAGACGTATGGCCGCTAGAGGATATGCACCTCTCAACCAGTTTCCTGAAGGTCAGAAGAGACACATCAGCAGGTACATAGAACTTACACTTCTGGAGTCTTAGGAGAATTTTATGTCCTCACGAAGTTGTTCATATATCATATTCAATCACCTGACTCAGTCCTATGAAACTATAGATGGTACACGTGTATCAGCTGAAGTGGTAGAAAACTGTCACACCCTAGCTGATGTGATGCATGTGTCAAGTATTCGTGAGGAGCAACGGAAAAACTTAGGAGAACTTCATGGCTGCAATGACAGAGACTGAAGAGATTCGCGCGAAAATCCTGCAACTTTCAGACATGCTAGATAAAGAACATCCTGGCATGAAAGTCTGGCTCAGGCAAATTCACAAGGGATTGAAAGACAATGAAGCTGCAGTTCATGCTCTCTCTGAAGAAGAGATTGCAGTCATTGTTGGAGCGTATAGCAAATCTGCCAACATGGAACTGGCTGCTACGATCACTAAAGGAAAATCCAGTGGCCAGAAAGCGCTCAAAGGGATCTCCGCCGATGATCTCTAATCCTGAGGATCAGTTAGAAGAATTAGATCCTGAACTCTTGGCAGCAGTAACTGCTGACATCATGGTCAATCTACCAATCATCCATCATCCTGAGTCATCCTATTGGCTGGAATTCAATGATAAGTACACAGTTATATATGACTGTACTTTCATCAATGGGCGCGCAATAGTTTTCAAAGACATGTCTGATGTCACTCAGTATGTCATGAGAGTAGTGACAATGGAATTCTGTTTTGAACAGTCAATGAAATTTGAATCTGCAGAGCATGTGGATAAGAGTCTTATGGAAGCTTGTGGCGGATTGTATGAGATGTATCAGAAGGCAGCAATAAAGATTTCTGGAGAACAGCTGGCATACATCTCTTCAAAAGTTCCATTCTGGGGGCTGAATTGATATGTCTCAGCCAGCAGATTCTCCAGAAAAGATCCGCGCAATCAAGGAACTTAAGCTGATCTGTAACATGTATCTCAGACTTGAGTGGGCTATCTGGGATATGGAGGAAGTTATTAAGGAGATGTGTAAGGATTTTCCAGTTGGTATCTCCATAGGTCTTGCCAAACCTACAGCTGTCACACCTAGATATCCTGCACGTTGTGTTATTTGTGGTACATACTTTGGACATATGTATGTTCCTACGTTTATCACCGGCTGCTATTTCTGCAGACCACACAATGTCCATACTATGATACACTGGGTGATCTCTAAGATTGGCCTGCATACAGGGCTTGACCAATCTATCATCCGCGAATACATGGCTGTTGCGTACAGCGAACTAACTCCAGAACAACGGGAGAGTAGATATGAACACCTCAGAGACAAGTCCGCACCCAAACTTGAAACTCTTATCTCACAGCTCGGAACAGCTACTGAACGAGTGCCCGCGAAAGTATCAGATCTACAAGCTGAAGGGCAAGTCGGACAAGATAGTAACAAATGATACACTCTTTGGTCATGCTGTTGGTGAAGGCATCCAAGAACTGTTGACTACAAAAGATAGAAACAGAGCAGTGTTCAAGGCATTCCTCTCTTGGAAAGGGCCACTAGATGCAGAAGATGATAAGGCACAAGAGGCGAGAAAGACAGCTTGGTTTGTTCCTGTCGCTATTGATTGTTTTGTTCCTCACTTGGGCGACACATTTGCTGGTTGGGAAGTTGCAGTGTTTAATGGCAAGCCTGCTAAAGAGCTTTCTTTCCAAGTTGACTTTGGTGGAGGTTTCCTTTACCGTGGCTATGTTGACCTTGTTCTGTATAATCCAAGTAAAGATCTTTTCCTTGTTCTTGAATTGAAGACTACGAAGAACAGGAAAGTAGATGAGGCTATGTTCGCGAATAGTCTGCAAGGTCTGGGCTATGGTGTCATCTTGGATGCGATCGCGAAATCTCAGGGACTTACAAAGCCTAGTAGTTATGAAGTTCTGTACGCAGTGTACAGTTCTTCTTCCTATTCTTGGGACTTTCTTCCTTTCAAGAAGTCTCTGCTTAAGAGAGTCCAGTGGCTACAGCATTTGGCCGCGCAAATAGAACGGATCAAACTCTATAACTCTCTTGACTTCTGGCCCATGCACGGGTCCAGTTGTTTCAACTTCTTTCGCCGCTGTGAATACTTCGGCATCTGTAACTTGAACATCCTACATCTTGCAGGAGTCAAGAAGATTGAGGACATCAAGCATGTAGATGAGGATGTTGTGTATGACTTTACATTCTCTGCTGTAGAACTTCTTGAGACTATTACAGAAATCAGGGATGACAATGTAGAGAGTGCAGTTCCCGATAAACTTTCAGGTGATGTTGACATCGCACTTATGGGAGAGAAGTTCCTATGAAACTGTTGAACAAAGTAGATTCTGAGTTCCATCGAGTTCTGCTCTTTGGTGCACCTAAGTCTGGAAAGACTCAGCTATGCGCGCAACTTGCAGAACATTTCAACATTCTCCTTTTCGATCTTGAGAATGGATACAAAGTTTTCAGGAAGCTGCCTGTAGAATGGCAGAGTCGTGTAGAAATTATAAGTATCCCAGACACGAAAGATTACCCTATCGCCGCTGAGACTATGTTGAAGGTCATTGTCGGTACGAAGGTAGAAATCTGTGACAAGCACGGTAAAGTCTCTTGTCCTCTGTGTAAAAAGACTGGAGACAGTATATCTCTTGTAGAGTTGAATGGGCTTGACAGCACTTGGGTAGTTGTTGTAGACTCTCTCACTCAGCTTGCAAACAGCTTCATGAATCACATCACAAAAGATCAAGATGTGCTTTACAAACCTGAGTGGACAGACTTTAGAAACCAAGGAAGTCTGATGGATAAGTTCCTATCCAGAGTACAACAGGCACAGTTCAATATCTGTTGTATCACTCACGAAGTAGAGTCTGAGTTGGAAGATGGTAAGAAGAAGTTGGTTCCAGTTGCAGGTACTAGGGAATTTTCTAGGAACACTGCAAAGTATTTTGACCATGTAGTGTACTGTGAAGTGAAGAACAAGGGCCACAAGTTTGGATCTGCCACAGACTATGGTACTAGCATCCTCACTGGATCTAGGACCGATGTGAAGTTGGAGTCTATGGAGACTGCCAATCTTCTAGCTATCTTCCGGCCGGGGGCTATCAGTCTCAACCCTGAAAGTTCCATGGCCGTTTCCGCAACAACCCCCAAAGCATCTTCTCTTTCCAATCTGAAAGAGCGGCTGTTGAAAACTCAAGGAGAATAGCATGCATCAAAAGGAGTTTGGATTCCTCTGGAAAGAGACGATGGATACATGTTTCAATCTAGGGAACAGTAAAGGTGCAGAGTATGCACATGGTCAGGACAGGCTGGATAACTTCAAAAGGAATGCAAAGGAAACTGCGGTGCATCCCTTCACAGTGTGGAAGATCTATGCTGGAAAGCATTGGGATAGTATTTCCACATTCATCATGGATACACAGACTGGTAAGGTTAGGAAGTACAGCGAGCCTATCCAAGGTCGTATCCATGATATGATTGTATATCTGGTTCTGTTGAAGGCTCTGCTGGCAGATGAAGAAGTGTTGAAGAGTAAGTTGGATAAGGAAGGCGCAGGTAGTATTGGATTCACTGATGCAGAAAAGAAGATGCTCAGGCATGTAGTGAGCAGTGTAGACAAGACAGCTGCGGGTATTACTCCTGTTGAGTCTGAAGAGGGAGCTTTTGACAGGCTTGTTGATAAAGAGATGGCTAGTAAGTTGGATCAGTTTATGGACAGCGCAAGGAAAGAAAGTGGGGCCGAGAGTCCTACTCCTAGGCGGCCAGAAGTTGTAGATAATCCCTGGGTCTTTCTTGCTCGTATGAGATCCATGCTGAAGAATTGTATAACTCATCCTAGCCAGATTAACGGTCTCATCCTGTTCTTTGAACGTCATGGTGAATGTATTTTTGATGGTGCTCTCCAGCCTGAAACCATCAAGAGCTGGGAAAATAGGAACTCTCCTAAAGGAGGTGAATACCAGGCAAAAGTAAATCCTGATATCCTCAGTGCAATCAACCCCAATCAAAACATCAAGTAATCTCAAGTAACTAACTCAATAAGGAACTATCATGTCCGAAGACAATTCTGTTGATTCCTCTGCCGATGCTCTGCTTGACGCGACCCTTGATGATCTTGCAGACCTCAAGAGTTTTGAGCCGTGGCCCGATGGTACTTACAGTGCCACTGTCATTGATGCTGGCACCAAGACTGTCAACAAGCACCCCTGCTTCTTTTTCAAGCTGAAGCTGAAGTCCATTGTTGAGATGGCAGAAGAGACTGAGACTCCTCCTAAAGAGGGCGATGAGTCTGAAGTTCTGTACATGCTTGATAATGAAGTTGGTCAGGGTAAGCTCAAGAAGGTTGCCACAGATGTTATGGCAGCCCTGAGTTGTTCTACCTTGCGCGAGCTGAAAGATGCTATCAAAAGCGCGGAGATTCTTGTTGTCTGCTCTCGGCAGTACAATAAGGAGAAGAAGCGTTACTACGGTGATCTGCAAGCCATGACTCTGGCGTAAGATCCTGTAGGCTATGGTTGAGACCGGTGAAGGGACTCAAACGGAATATGAAGTGGGGGTTCCAGATGAGTTTCTTTCACCGGTCTCACCTAGTACTAAGAGACCAACAGAACTTGTATGTAGATGCAAAGCCTATACATTTCCTCACCGTTTTCTTGGTGGCAAGTGTACAGGCTTTACATTTGTACAATGGTACTTTCTCTACAATTCCTCTCCTACGGAAGCAGAAGAATGTCAAAATTGTGGATCTTGTAGGACAGAAGAAATGCTGTGCGAGGTCCTAGAGGGACAAGAGCCTGTCTCAGAATGTCAGGCAATTCACAGATTAAAGAGATATTACAAATGACATGAGCACATTCATTCTGTATTATACACCGGAAGACGCAGACTACTTGCCATTTCTGCGGCCCATATTTGCTGGGCACAAAGTTGTGTTACGTTCAGAGCCCGCAGTTTCACAAGCTCACATAGAAATAGACTGCAAGAATACTGGGGCCACGGCAGTTATGACTACGTCGGCCCGTATGTTGCAAGTTCTCCTTCAATGGAATGGCCGAAAGTCTCCAACTCTCAATGACTTCTTCGGCTCAATCATTCCAGTCCATAGAAAGCTAGACACTTCTAAGCCTCCTATTGAAGCGCTAGTTCTCAATCCTCTCCAACAGTTTGTCACTGTCCCCTATGGAAAGTTTCTCTTTGAAAGATTCTGCAGCAAGCTGACCAAGCCAGATTCTTGGTATCGTCCCACTGAGTTTGTCTGGGAAGAGATCAAGATAGATACTTGGGAGAGGGTATATGAAACTCTCAAGTCAGCTGAGATGATAGCTGTAGACGTGGAAACTGTCAGGTCAGAGCGCGCCATTCATCTAGTTTCATACACAGGACTTTGGTGGGACAAGGAAGGTAAACCAGTCACAATCTCCTATGTCCTGCAAGTTACAGCTCTGTGGGCCGTATCTGTTATGCGCGCCATTAATAATCTTCCGGCCGCTAAAGTTCTACAGAATGGCAAGTACGACTGTGCAATGTTCTTCAGATACAATGCCCCACTAGAGAACTATCGGTGGGATACTATCAATGCAATGCACTCACTCTACAGTGAGCTGCCTAAGAGACTTGACTTCACTGCTGCATTCTTTCTTCGCAATGTACAGTTCTGGAAAGATGAAGGCAAGACAGGATTCAGAGAAGATGAGATGCGCTACAATGCGCGCGATGGTTGGGCAACTCTCAATGCTATGCTGGCATGGTTCAGAGAAGCTCCGCCGTGGGCAATGAATAACTATCTTCTCGAATTCCCACTTGTATTTCCTTGCCATCTTGCTGAGATGCAAGGGATCAAGGCTGATGTAGAAAGGATGAGAGAGGCTAGGCAAAAGAAAGAGCAGGAGATTGCTGGACTGCAGAGAAGTCTGGAAACTATGCTAGGTACTCCAGGTTTCAATCCTGCATCGCCAAAGCAGATGCTGGTTCTTCTTCACATCCTTGGCAATGATGACCTCAAGAGTAGCGACGAAACCAATCTCAAGAAGGCAATGTATCGTCATCCTCTTGCAGGCAGGATTTTACAAACTGTGCTCAAGATTCGCAAGGCTAGGAAAGTTGTATCCACGTATCTAGTAGAGGAGAAACTTTGGAATGGCCGCGTTTACTTTAATCTCAACCCCCATGGCACTGACACTGCTAGACTTGCTAGCACAGAATCTCATTACGAATGCGGCGTCCAAATCCAGAATGTTCCAAGAGGTCCACTCGTTAAACAATGCTATATCTCCGACGACGGCTTCCTTTTCGGAGAAGCTGATTATGAGCAAGCTGAGGCCAGAGATACTGCCTATCTGTCAGGCGATACTGCCCTTATTGCTGCAGTGGAATCGCCTAAAGACTTCCACACGTACAATGCAACGGGATTCTTCGGTGTTGATTACTACGACATTATCGATCAAGCCACGGAAGAAGTTAAGAATACAGAGATCAGAGATCTTGCCAAACGGGTTAACCATGGTGCTAACTATAACATGGGTAAGGACGTTCTTATCGATACGATGGGGCTAGATAGAATCTTTAAGGCCGCTCAGATTCTTGGCCTCAATAGATTCTGGACCGCGCGCCAAATTGCTCAGTTTCTCCTTGATAGATTTGACGCCACATATCCTGTAGTTCGCGGCCCGTATTATGACTCTATCAAGTATACTATCAAGACTACCAAGATGTTGGTGTCTCCGTTTGGTTGGACACGTTGGTGCTTTGGTGATCCAGAAAAAAGCAAGACCGCGCTGAATGCATATGTTGCACACCCCTCGCAGAATCTGAATGCTGGTACGCTCAACAAGGCGTACATGAGAATCTTCAAAGAAATAGCCCTTAAAAACTTTAACACATTCCGACTCTCAGCTCAAATCCACGACTCAACTCTATTCCAATACCGTGTAGGGCATGACCATCATATTCAAGAAGTGCATGATCTGATGGTTATGGATACCCCCGTGAAAGATTGGAAGGGGATAACTAGAATCCTGCGCGTCCCTGTAGGAATTAAGGCGGGCGCCACAAGATGGAGTGAGTTGAAGAAATGGAAAGCAGAAAAGAAAGCTTCCTGAAACTATACTTCGCATACACAGAACGCACTGAAAGTCCGAGACTCTTCCATAGGTGGGCAGCTTACAGTGGAATAGCAGCACTATTGGGAAGAAAGTTCTATCTACCACATGGACATTTCAGTGTATATCCTAACATGTATGTCATGCTTATGGGGAACCCTGGAACTAGAAAGTCTACAACAATCAAACTCATGAAGCATCTTTTGAAGGAGGTTGGCTATGAAACTATCGCAGCTAATAGGACGTCGAAAGAAAAGTTCCTCCTCGACCTCCACGAAGGGATCAACTCAGATACTTTCGGAACTCTCGACCCAACATCCGGAACTGATCAGTTTCTTGACACAGACTTTAGAGAACAGTCCCAACATAATGAAGGTCCATCTGAAGTTTTTATTATGGCGGACGAACTCAACGTTTTTATTGGTAGAGGGAATCTTGAGTTTATTGATATGCTTGGAGATCTTTGGGATTATGACGGAGTCTACCACGGGCGCGTCAAAAATTCAAAATCTGTCCTTATCCACGATCCGACTATCAATATGCTTGCTGGGAATACTCCTAGTGGATTTGCGAAGGCGTTTCCACCTGAGATTATTGAGCAAGGGTTTCTTTCGCGGATCTTGATGATACATGGAAAACCTAATGGAGAGAAGATTCCATTCCCAACGCAGCCGCGCCGTGAAGAAACTTTTGAACTTCTAAAACATTTGACCGAGATATGGAAGGGTATTTATGGACCTGCAACTATGACAGATGAGGCGCGCTCTGCTCTTGGTGAGGTCTATACATCTTGGACACCAATACAAGATGCACGGTTTGAATACTATAGTACGCGCCGATTCACGCATCTTTTGAAGCTGTGCCTTGTAGTGGCTGCTAGTAGGATATCTAAAGAGATAACTATTGAGGATGTAGTCGAAGCTAATACAGTTCTCACATTTACAGAGTCTCTCATGCCTATGGCTCTTGGTGAGTTTGGCAAATCAAAGTCAAGTGACATAGCTAATAAGGTTATGGACATTATGCATGCAGCCACTGCACCAGTCACAATGCAGGAACTTTGGAAGGCACTGTCATCTGATGTAGAAAAGACTGCGGACCTTGGAGTGATATTGCAGAATCTTACAAAGGCAGAAAAGATTCAGCAGATCAAGGGAGCCTCAGGTGCGGGAGGATGGCTGCCTAGGAAAGTTTCTATCATGAATACCAAACCAAAGTTTGTTGACTTCTCACTAATCACAGATCAGGAGAAATTAAATGTTTGATAGTAGCAAGGGCTATGAGTTGCCTTCTGGGCGCCGCGTCTTGTCACATACAGATGTGGCACACATGGCATTCAACAGGGCTAAGACAAGTGAGCTGATGGATACTGTCGGCCGCAAGTTTGGGCCAAAGATCTTTGCTGTCATGTGCAAAGTTCCTCTTGGAGAAATCGATGAATTCATTTATAAGATCTATCCCAGTTTTACATTCACAGAGGGTGAGCATATCATGACAAATGTTCAAAGACTGATTGATGAATTGAACAAGTTGGAGGACTATCATGGACATTAAAGACAGGGCCTATACTGTAATCGCTAAGTGCAATACATTCCAGCATGTTGTATGTGAATGTGATAACATCGAAGAGGCTGTAGAAGTCTGCAAGAAGTTTATAGAAGAGAAGTCTAAGTCAAGGATTTTGAGAAAGAGCTGGCGGGGCGCAATGTGGAAAGTTTCAGTCTATTCTAAGATCCACACTGAGCACGAACCACTGCCAGGAAAAAAGACAAGAGAGAATCTTAAAAATCATCTGGAAAGACTTGGAATGCTGCACCGCCTTGAAGAGCTTACTCCTGACTGGTTGAAGAAGGATAAGATCAATGAGAAGGCTAAGATCAATAGGTATCTTAGAGAAGAGAGTAAGGAGAAAGAGAAATGAGTGATAAATTGAATCCAGATCTTATGGCAGCATTGGCTGAATTCAAGCGTTGGCGTGCATATTCTAAACAGTATGGACATATTCCAGAGTCTATGGAACAAGCTCCGGATTTAGATCCCAACAAACTTATAGACATGTTGGAGAAGGAATTAGAGAAGGCCAATAATGTGATTGTAGATCTTATGACTGGCCCTCCTGCAGAGATGTCAACGGCTATAGGATTGCTGCCTGTAAATGCTGATGGCATGCACGAATTGGTTGATGCTCTCAGTAAGTCCGAGAAGAAACTTAAGGCTGCGCATGACGTTGTAGAGGCTGTTGATAAATGGGCAAGCACTAGAGCTTGGACTTCTAAACAAGTAGTTGGTGGATTTATCAATACAGACTGGGAACATCAGATAAATCTGAATGCAACGATTAATCTAGAGAAGGCTTTTAGGGTGTGGAAATTGAATAAGGAGACGCCCTGATGAGTCAGAAATTCCCAGAGACTGGAAGTGTAGATTCACTTGGTACTATCCTAGGAAAGAGACAAGTCACCTGTAAATACTGTCACCAGAAGTGGCTATACTGGGAACAGAAGCCAGGGGGCAATTGGGTTCTTATTGATGATAAAGGAGAACAACACACTTGTAAGGAATACAATGCAGCGAAAGAGAAGGAAAGGAATGAAGAGTTTTCAAGACGGCCTTTGAAACATAGCAATCGAGATGTAAAATCTGTCAAGCAATCTATCGATGACGATGATATCCCATTCTGATTTCTGTGGAGAATATACTATGTACCCTACCGGCAAAATGACTGGAACTTACGAACAATTCTGCGCTTCTATTGAAAGCATCCCTGGAGAAATCTCTTCAGAAGAGAAAGTGCGCCTTCTTCATGGATGTCTTGGGATTCTTACTGAGGCGGGTGAACTTGCAGATGTTGTGAAGAAGAATGTATTCTATGGAAAGCCAATCGGACTTGCAGAGTCCGCCAATATCAGAGAGGAACTTGGAGATCTTCTCTGGTATATGGCAATCTTCATGAATAACTTTGGTTGGACTTTTGAGGAGGTGATGGCTGATAATGTGACTAAGCTGAAGAGAAGGTATCCTAACAGCACATTCAGCTCTATCGATGCTCTTAACAGGGCGGATAAATCAGGAGAAGAGAAATGAATGAAGTCGATCTTTCAAACATTACAGACGTTCCAGGCATTTCACTTCTGCCGCCGTGGCTTATCAATCTTCAGCTCGAAGTCAGAAAGTATCACCCTCAGCTGATTGAAAAGTATGATCTAGAGGGTAAAGACTACACTGAAGTCATTGCATGCTTGGCGGCAGAAGTGAATATTGTGATGGATGGAATGTTTACTCAGGAAGATCTTAGAGGCGTCTGTGAAATGATCATGACTAGACTTAGGAACAGGCGGTCTACAATTATCATTCCTGATCAGACGGAACTCCCGTCTCCGTAATGTATCCATCCTGCGGCCGCTGTCCGGATTGGGGAACCATGTTAGAAAAGTCTGTCAACGGTTCCCCACCCATAACTTCCATCATGTTGCGCGCCCTGGGGTTGTTTACATTCTGTGCAAACTGATTCACCACTGACGTATTAGCGTTCTTAGCAGCATCAATCATGAAGGCATTGAACTTCTTGATATCCCCACCAGATGCTGCATACTTCTCTGCGAAGTCATTGATCTCATCTTCTGTCGGTGACCTTCCTCCAACAAAGGCACTCTTGACAGCCTCCCCAAGTTGTTTCTTCCTAGCAACATCCTTCGCTTGATATGCAGTATTCCTATACAGTGCATCCAAAGCAATGGCAGTTTGAAGCGGCTTAGATCCAGCCAAGCGCGCCGCAGTAGCAACTAAGCCCTCTTCCATAGTTGCAGAGATAAGACTCCCCTGGCTTGTGGTACTATACCCTTGTACAACTTGTGCAAATCCGGCCAGTGGTCTGGATACAGAGTTATGTTCCAACCCTTGCAGCATCGTCTCCTGGAAACTTCCGCCATCTCCAAGCTTCTGGCCGACATTGATAATATTGGACACAAATCTACTGAGTCCAGAAATGGCAGGCCAATCCGCGGGATTGATTGGAAGAATAGAAATGTTCCTAGGATTGATATCGCCTCGCGTATAAGCAGCAGTTCCACTTGCCCAAGAGACTCCACCATATAGAAGAAGATCACCAAGATCTTTTCCTACCATCCTAGGAAGTGCAGTATAGGCATCTGTATGAGTAGGATTGCCGGCCGCATTTCCAATGATATGGGTGTTGACAGCTGCAAAGAGTGGAAGTCCTTGGAATCCAAATAGAGAAGATTGCAATCCAAGAAGAGTTGCAACAGTCTTACCATCTCCATTGGATACATGCCTAAATAGCTGTTGCATCAAGTTGAACTGGTAAGTTTGGAAAAGTCCCATAGCTTGACCAAGCACACCCTGGAAAACTACAGGACGTTGGGCTGCAATATAGTTCCCTTGTACCCGGTTTACAAATGTCCTGATATATGCAGTGGCCTCTGCTCCTGTAACTCCCGCGGCTCTAGTCAGCTGGTCCATGACATTTGCAGATACAAACCTAGTGAACTGTTCTGCAAACCTATTACCAGTGAGAGCTGAACCTTTCTCAACAGCGGCAGATAGTTTCTTCTTCAGTTCCGACTCAGCGGCGCCCGGTACGAAACTTAGCTCGTCCATCATATTTCGATGCTGCGTCAGCAGATCTGGTAGGATGCCAGCAGTCCTGTAGGAAGAAATCAGCTGAGGTGCGTTAGGTGAAAAATACTCTTGGACAGCATTGTAGATAAGTTTCGATGTGGCCGGAATTTCTGCACCTTGCAGACCTGGAAATGGCATGCGCAGACCGGCCTCAAACTTTTGAGCTGTCGCCATATCCTTGATCTTCTTCCTCAAACTTTGCACTTCTGTCCCAAGAAGCACAGGAGTAGAAACAATGTTGATAAGAGAGTTGAAGAAGTCTAGGCGAAGAGTAGTTGCGGCCAGAACTCCATTAGCACCCTGGATAAAGTTTCTGAGGTGAGGAGTTGGAGGAAGAATCTTTTGAGATTCCATATAGTTGGCTGCGTTTACAAAGATCTTTCCAAGTCCAAACTTTTCTCCAGCCTTATTAACTTCCTCCCAAGAGATCTTACCACTTGCAGCTTGAGGAAACAGATTACGAACTGTGTTGAATGCAGTATCAAAGAAAGCTTCCACCTTCTCATTAGCATCCATCCACAGCCTGTACTCACTGGCCTTAGAAAGATTCAGAGCCGTCTTGATATAATCATTGTACGGATTGGCTGCCACATCTTTAAGGAATGTAGAAATGTTTCCAGTCTTGGAAGTTGCAAGGGCTGTAAACTCCTCACCGAGGGCGCGCAACTCTGCAAACTGCTGGCCGTATTTAAGTTCTACAGCATTCCTAACTTGCCTGGATACTTGGTTTCTATGCCAAGACATCCAGTCATCCAGAACTCTTTCAGCTTGGACCTCTGGGAAATAGTTAGACAGGATACCTTCTCTCTTGAGGGAACTGTCTACACTATTCTCAGTGAGGTTCATGTTGTAATCATAGTCACCTTTGGCTTCGTGCCACTTCTTGATATCATTCTTATTATATGTGATTACATCGTAGCCTTTAGATCTGGCTTGTGTAATAAGGGCGGAAAGTTCCGATTCAGAAGTTGCAGTCAGCGCGGCCGTCGAAGAACTTGCAGCCCCGTTACCAGCAGGTTCGCGCACGAATGCAATAAATTTGTACTTCCTAGTATCAATAGGCGGTGCGTAAACTCTTCCACCTTTCAGCTCCTTACCAACACCTTGAGCAGCCATCATGTTGTTATGATGTGCAAGTCTGGCATCATTGATCTGTACATTCTTCTGAAACCAGTTCCACACAGTATCGTCATCAATTCTGTAAGCTGCATACTTTCCTTTAGCAAGACCCTCTGCAGCATTTACTCCGGCCGCCTGTAGTGTATAGCCTTCAGGAAGAAGCTTCTTAGATTCCTCTACAAATCCAAGCCTGTTTCCAGCTTGAAGAGTAAGGGCCTCATGGCTATCAGCAATTGATTCCAACATGAGATAGCGATACTCTTGCCCGCCGGACACCTTAGTTACAAGCTTGTAATGTTCTGGGCTGGCGCGCAGAATGTTTGTAATAAGTCCAAGTTGGGCGGCCGAATTTGGCTGAGCTGCAATGTTTATAAAATCTGCAGCCAGTACATCTTCTACCTGCTTGATCCTATTGTCAATCATGATCTTAGTACCAGTGCCCACAGCTTCATACATCTCACCGATGGAGCCATATTCGCTGTTGGTGAAGCCGAGGAAACTAGGACCAACGCCCGCTTGGTTAGCAGTTTCTTGAGAGAATCTAGGATCAATTTCTGGAAACAGGCTAGAGTCTGAACCAGCAAACTTAGCAAAGACTGTAGCTGCCGCATCTTTGGCGCGTGTAATTCGTGCCTGCACACCAATAGATCCACGCGCAATCATTCCATCGATTCCAACTGCTGGGTCGCCTACGTCATAGATTACGCGCGCATATGTGGGAGTTTTGTATCCTGCAGCATCTGGAGAAATGTCATCAATAGACTGTGATTTCTTAAATCCATTCTGCACATGGGTCTTTGAAACATTCAACCTGAGAGCCATTTCATCTGCAGTCATGCCAGGCTTAGTTGCAAGATCAATGGCCATAAGTCTCTTGGTGTCTTCAATCATGACTGCGATGTCACTAGCAGCAGTCTCACCAATGTCAAGGATCTTAAGCTTCTGACCTTCAGGAGTCAAGATAGCAATATCTTGGAAAGCCTTCTCCATCTTATCAGTTGGAGTTGTTTGAATCTTTCTGAGGAGTGCATCCATCATTGCAATATCATCGGTTGCAACAACATCCCCCTTTACAACTCCACGTTCCGCGGCCCATACAAATCTTGCATGAGCTCGCAAGTAATCATCCCCCATAACATCTGCTTTGCCGGCCCCTTGTGCAATGTTGTATGCAAAGAGTTGGTCACCAACAAGCAGAGACTTCATACCATCTTTCAACTTGATATCTGCAGACTTTGCAATATCGCCAACTGTGGCCATTGCTGTATCTGACACAGCCCCAGTACGGAGATTGACTACAAGATTTACTTGTGCGGGCTGGCCTGCAGCGGGACCTTCCTTGACAGTTTTGAGTCCTACAGCTCCTGGCTTTGCAACTCTCCGAAGGCCGCGCGCATTAGGATTGATGTGAAGAAGTCCTTCACCGTCCATAAATACATCTTCGCCAGCTTTGAATGCAGCAGTCTTATTGGCATAGACTCCAGCAGCATTGGCACCGCCTAAGTTAAAAGCTTCCTCACTAGTAGCTTGGCGCCCCACACGAAGAGGAGTATTGGGATCTACAATTTCCCAGCTGGTCTTGTTATCTGCAATGATGCTAGGATCTTTCAAAGTCTTCTCAAACCGCAGAGGTTCAAGATGAGAATCTTTTCCAATCCGTTCAATTTTGACAGCGGCTGCAAGATAATCATACAGATCATCATTGCTCATACCACCTTCAAATTTCATCTTATAAATAGCATCAAACAATCCATTAGCAACTTCTGGATCATCAGACATGCCAACAAGAATCTTACGGCTTTCGAGCATAGCATTGCTGAATGCTTTCGTAGCCTTCTCAGTTGCAGCTCCAGCCGGCGCAGGCAGAGGAATGGAGTCTAGGGAATTGATAAGTGCTACAACTCTATCCCCTCCAAGATAGTCTCCCTTGCCAAGATTTGTCAGACCCTCGTACGGACGAAGTTGAAAGTCTGCAATAGCGCGCGCCTTATTGAATTTTCCAACCATGCCGAAGGCATCAAAGATTCCACCTACGGCACCACCGACTCCGGCCCCCAGTAGAATATTGAGGCTCATATCTTTCCAATCTGCATTCTCAAGAACTGGCGAAGCCCCCATAGTTGCAGCTACAGCAGTTTCCCAAACGGCGGCCTGAAGAACTTGATCACCAAACCCAAGAGAGATAGCCTTGAGTTTGTTAGCTCTCAAAGTTGCATCAATAGTAGGTACACCGCCTTTCACAGCTTCAATAGCTGCGGTAAATGCGCGATCCCTTGGAGCTGAGAAGAGATTGAGAGTTCTAGAGAATCGCTCACCAGAACCTACGCCGCGCGCCATATTGAAAACTTTCAGCCCTGCAGATCCTGGAATGATTGAGCCTACCAAGAATCCGGCCAGATCTACAGCTTCCTTGTTATCCCGATAATACTGTGCAGCTTCGGGATCAGTATCAAGAAGTTCTGTATAGGTGTCGGACATTTCAAAGTCCGCGCCGAACCAGTTACCTACAGTCCTTCCAGTATCAAGAAAGCTGTTGATAGCACTGTACGCTGCGCCCTTACTTCCAAGAGTTATAGCCTTGTAAGCACTGTCACTCCAAGACTCTTCACCGGCCAGCATATTGTAATTGTCTGCAGTCACAGACATAGGAGTTTGATCTGACAAGGAGAGAAGATTATATTCTGCCATGATAGCTCTCAGAAGAGTTCACAGATTTTAGAATGGTGCATCCTTGGCACCAGGCACACTTCCAGGATTGATAGGTGCAGTAGGTGCAGGAGTGCGGGGCGCAAATGTACCACCTTCTTGAAGTTTCCTTCTTTTGGCAATCTGCAGAAGCAGCTGCTCTACTTGGTTTTCTTGTACAAGATCCACAGGCATCCGCACACCCCCAGCAAATTGCCCGCCAGGAAGAGTGTAGTTGATGACATAAGAAGGAATGCCAGGAGCTTTAAGACCAAGAGAAGAATACTGCATAAGTTCATCTCTCTTGATCACATTACGCTTGAAGTAGTCGGAAATAGCAGAAGCCGCGCGCTTAGTATTACCACCGAAGTGTGTAAGAATTGTGTCGATAATCATTGAAGTATCCGGCTTTGCAGCTTGGGATGCCAAAGGCTTCAATGCAATTCCAGCAGGCGTAGCTTCTACAAGTGGATCTGCAGCAAGCAAATCTTGCAAAGGAAGAGCCTTATAGGGATTGCGCGGATCGGGGGAATCTGGCGTCTTGAGAAACTTAGAATACTCCTCATCTACACGTTTCCGCACATATGCTTCCTGAGCTTCTTTCCCAGTCTGCATCTTATAACCTTGCTCTCCACGCACTTGACCAATGAACTCAGCAGTGGTAGAGAGTACGCGCCGCGCTTTAGGATCTAGCGTTTCTCCAACTCCCAGCTGTTGATAAGTTACAAGAGCGTCCACAGGATTAACACCGGCCGCACCTACAGAAACTCCGATGAGATTATCCTGCTGCTCCTTCGGCAGCATCTTGTACCTAGTCCAAGAATACGTACCAGGAGGAACACCGAGCCGCTGTTCTGCAACTCTCAGATGCGCAAGAATAGTCTTCTTGTCATCAAGAGATTCAACAAGACTAGCAAGGTTTACACGGAACTGCGCCTGCTGCTCAGATCTTTGAAGTGCATTGACTCTGGCATTGTACTCCGTCATTGCAGTTTGGAACTTCGTTTCAAAGATCTTGCTCTCCGCAGATACAGATGCTTGAGCAACAGAAAGTTCCCTGTTTGCCATGTCGATGTTAAATTTGGCAGCATCCTGTTCTGCAGCCGCGGAAGCCTTCTTAGCACCAGTCTCTACAAGTCTTGAGGCTGCGGCCGCTTGTCTTGCAGTGATGGCAGGAGTAAGAGTAGTCGACAGCTGCTGTGCATTGGTGGCACTGGCAATAGCAGAATCGATTGCAGAAGAGACAGCATTGTACTGTTCGACCACTCTATTATGAGCATCGACTTTATACGGAGTAGTGATCCTAGAAGTAATCCATCCAAGAGGATCAGACATAAAGTCCCTAGAATACTCTGCAGCAATCTCTGCTTTCTGCTGGATTGCAAGGTCCTCTAGTTTTTGTTTTTCCGCAGCGAGCTGTGCAATGCGCTCAGAATTAGGACTGACGCCAAACATGTCAGTAAAGACTTTTGAATTGTCTGCAAGCTGTTGAGCCCTAGATTGATTAGCATCAATTTGATCCTTAAGAAGAGGAACTTCCTCATTGACAGCTTCTACAGCTTTCTTAGAAGCCGCCACTCCCTGCTCAGTAGCTTCCCTAGAAAGTCCCAGAGCTTTGTCAGCGATGCCAGAAAACTCCTTAAGAGCATCCATAAGTCTTGTGGAGTCTGGCGCTTTATAAGTTGGCCACGGCTCGCTACCAATCTGCAACGCCTGTGCAATTGCATCTTCCATGAGAGCAATAGTTCTAGGAAGTCCAAGCACAGGAGTATTTGGCGCGGCAATCTGTCCAGGACCCGTCATCTCCTGAGGAGTAGATCCTACAGCAGACTTAGGTGGCTTGACTGGATTAGTCTTAGCCATCTCCGCATCAACTTTTCTTACATCAGCTTGAGAAGCCATGATGTCTTTAGACCTATTAAGAATTCACAGTAGGCTTAAGATCCCTGCCCTGATCGTACCAGTTTAGGATCGTTCCGAGCAGCCAGCACAACGGCGTCGCAGTAATGTGAACAAGAAGGCCAAGCACACTTCCATCCCCGTGCAAGTAATGAGCTCGAGAGATTGCAATCTTTGCGAACACTAGGGTTAGGAGTTTTGACTTCTGCATCTTTTTGGATACCGGAATTCCCCACAGATGATACCCCCGCCAAGTTGCTTGAGAAAGATTCCTTTTAGACCAACGATAGCTGCTTTGCAGAAGACCTTCAGGATACAGTCCTTGCTTGTTAAGTTCAGTGCAGATGACAGTACCAGCAGCATCTCCAAGACTAGATCCAATCTTTGCAACTGGCCTAGTGATGAAACCAAGAGGTGCCTTAGTCTTCATCTCTGTGGTGCTATTAGCATTCACAAGTTCCGTAGAGATCCTACTAGCTTCTGAGAAGGAAGCCTGTTGAGCTTGCAAGATTGCAGCTTGTGCCATAGAGATAGCGCGCGCCCGGGCATCATCTTGCAGAAGTCTGAGAGACGTAGAACTGTAACCGCCAGTCGAAGATTCTCCAGCTTTCGTAGGTGCAAACTCTTCGGCACTCCTACGGAACAGATCATCTACAAGTGCCATGTACTGGTCAGTTCCCCTTGCGCGCGCAAGAAGCTCATTCATGATTCCACCAGCTACATCAAGATCTCCTTGACGAGCTTTCTTATTTACAGTCTGGCCGCCATCAAAGAATACGCGCCCAAAAGATTCTAGTGCGGCGCCCGCATCTCCTAGAGTTTGGCTAGATCCGCCAGATGCTTTGTCCATTGCCATGACTATCTCCTTGACATGCTGGTTCCCCTGGCAGCAAACCACCAGAGTACAACAGTAGTAGTTACAAAAGTAAGGGCACCAACGATGGATTTGAATTCAGTGACAATCCAATCTTTGGAGAGCATTTCAGGATACACAGTAAAAAGCTGGTAAGTGATATAGATTGCGAGAAGAGAATATAGTGTAGAGAAGTAAGTTGTGATGCCAGGCCGGATAATCCCACGCCACACATCTACAAATACAAACCATCCACTGTGCTTTGTAGCGCCCTCATCTGTAGTATATGCTCTCTTATCTGCATTGAAACTTTCCATCATGGCGCCCATATCTGCAAGTTCCAATTCCTTCCTAACTTCTCTTTCCGCAATCACTTCTTTGTGCTGCAGTTCAAGAGCTGTGAGAGCTCTATCATGAGCCCAGCGCGCCTTCTCTAATTCTGCAGTCCTTATATCTTTCTTCTCTGCATACTCAGCTCGAAACTTCTCAAGCTTCATATCCATCCAGGCTCGCCCTAGCCCACCAATGGCGCCAACAATCCCGCCGCCTGTGGCAGAATCAAAGAGGGTTCCCAATAAGTCCATTATCTACCTCCAAGATCCAAGGTTGTTTATTAAGGCGAGCTTCAAATTCTAGTACAACGTCTCTACTTCTGCGAATTGTGAGTTGCGGTTTTGTGCCAAAAGATCTACCAAGAAGAGGGCAGCCAAGAGAATGAGTAAGGAACCCAACATCAGTGGCACCCGCATAGTTACCAGCATGAATCCGTATGCCTGAGCGGCCAATGACATTAAGAATTTCATAAGTAAACCTCTTAAGTCTTGGAGATCTTGTCCAACGTACTTCATATTTTCCAGGAGGGATACAAGAAAGCAACGGCTTGTTTCCTCTCCAAGGAAGTTCAAGACAAAAGTATGTAGCAAAGGGAAAGATAAGCTGCCCAGGAGTTCCTTGAAAAGATGTGCTCAATCTTTGAAGGTATCCTATGATTTTAGCCATAACATTACCATTGGAGATTGGGGATAGGTTTCTTTACAAGGGGATCAATGGTTACGCCAATTCTTCCAAGCCTCTGCAATCAGATAAGCCGCGCCGCCAATAGTTGCACCTAAGAACTTCCAATCTTTTACAAGAGTGGACCATCTAAAGGAGGCACGTCTTTCTTCGTTTCTTGTTTCATATGCTGACGGGTCAATGGGACTGACCTGCGATACATAACCCAGAAACTTCCCTTCTCTGTCCCTGTGCGCCGTGACACGAATCCCGCACCAAACCACTCTACCATACTTTGTGATGTATCGTTTGTCCATCTCGTACCAGGGGATGTCTCCAGAGGAGATTCTCCCAGCCATTTCGACATCATCGTCCACATCTTGAGGATGTGTGATATCTTGGTACGTGAGCTTTTGTAGTTCCGATTCCGAATAGCCCAAGAAACGGCACAAGGCAGGGTTAACACTAATCCAACGGCCATCCGGAGCGACGAGGGCAAGACCTGTAACAGAGTTTTCCCACAGCGTCGTAAATAGCGCTTTATAATCCCTGTCCACACATGAGTTCCTTATGCAGAGCCATCGCTAGTTATTCCTACTTATTCTAATGTTGGATCCACGTGCTTGCTGCGTTTAGATACAATGTATCGGCAGAAAGTGCGATACCCGCGACCTGTTCGATATTACCAGCAGCTACTGGTGCTGTAGAAGTTAGCCCACCAGCAGTTGTCGAAAGATAGTACATCGTTGCAGGTGTAAGTCCTGTGAGTCCAGTAATAAGACCTTGGTAAAGAATGACTTCACCGAATTCAGTTGAAGCGATACCGCCATCTGTAGAACAGAATCCATGACACGGGCGAGAGTTGGTAGTGGCGTTGGCTAAACGAACTGCAAGAAGAGAACCTACCGCATGAAGAGAGATTAGACTATTCTGCGGAATAGCTTCTGAAGCTTGTACATATAGTCTGTTGGCATTGTTCTGGAAGATGGTATCCGAAGGCCGAACTCTTGGCCAGTCAAAACTAGGTTGCTGAGCTATGCCACAGTATTGTACAAGAGCAAGTTGCAGCTGGTAAAAGGCACTATAGATCTCTTCCAGATACCCGGAGATTTCAGGCGGCGCACCGGTAGGATCGCGCGCAAGTTGTAACTGAAGCGGGCTGTTAAGTTCTGAAAGAGTCGCCATTACCGCAGTCCGCCATTCTGCAAAGTGAGAAGGAATGAAACTAGATTGAATCTGCCGCGGAAATAAACTGAATGGTTCATTGCTTTAATACGGCATGGATAGGTACTGGCCATACTGTCATTAGTTTGATAGCCAAGAGTTGTAGTGACATTGAACCCTTTACCGTTCCAAGAAGAAAAGATCTTCACTGTCATATCATCAGGTTCAATAAGATTCTCTACAACAAGGCCATCAATTCTGCAGATGTTGTTACGTACAAACTGGTACTTACCAATGATCAAAACTCCAGCAGATTCGGCATAGTTAAATTCTACATTCACCAGTTTGACAGTGCCATCAGCCTGCAGAAATGCGAATCCATGACGGGGCTCTACAGAAATGTTCTGTTCTGAATCCAGTCCTGCATAAGTAGTATCATCCAAATCTTCATAAGTCAATTCCATCAGATCTTCATAAGTTCTGATATCATAGAATGGAAGAGATGGATATTCAAAACAATCTACATGGTCAATCTTCAGCTTACCCCAGCGCTTTTGGGCTGAATCGTACACAAGTGCATGAGTTAGAGAAAAGCGCCCATAAGAAAATACGAGATACCTAGAACCTATGAATGCAACCTTAGTTTGCATCCGAGTGTTCAGGTACTCTGTTGTAAAGACTTCAGTAACTTCATCAAAGTCCTCGAAAATTCTAGAAGATACAAAGTCTGTAATATCTGGAAATTGGTGGTCAGCAAGCGTCCTATCTACCTTCATCATACCACCACCAGTCCAAGCATAGTGGAATGTGAGATTGGCTTGCCAACCTACATCAGCAGTAGATGCGATACCTGAGGAGTTTGCAATTTCACGGAACTGCCAGGGAAAGCGCACATTGCCAGTATAGCTAGCTAGCAATGCATTCTGGGTAGTGTAGATTATGAAGCCATTATTAACTGGCAGGCAGGCTACAATTTTACCCTTGATGTCATTAGGAATAGAAGAGCCGGCCCCAGTCGTAAGTGACGGGGTGAAATCTACTATGTTTGTTGGATCACTCCAGTATACAGTAGTCTCTGTATATGTGATTAGATAGTTATTACTAGCGCATACACCAAGAAGTGCAGTTGATACTAGACCTGTAAGAGTGACTTGACTCAGGACTTTAGTTGCAAAGTCATACTCATATGCGGCTAGGTTCTTATAGAATATAAGTGTCCTTCCTTGGACAGTTGCAACAGTAACTGTAGTGTTTGCATCGACAGTACCAGGATCAAGAGGATTAGTACTAACCCAAACACCGTCATTAGGGTTATAGATATAATTCTTTCCTTGGGCAGGAGAGAAAAGAACTTTAAGTTCCGCATCATTCCTAAGAACAAAGACCTCGTCAAAGTCTGTAGCTGCTGGAGAAATTGGCGGGATGACATTCTCAAATCCTATAGACTGATAACCACTTCCAGTAGGGAGGCAGTTATGCATATAGAATACTTGCGGTACATTACCTCCGCGCTCACCTTCTGTAGGCACCTCTCTCACTGGATTCATATCCAGCTGAGATACGACTACTGTCCTCCCATGAAAGTTTGAAATGAATGGAAAGTTAGCATTTGCCAACCTTCCTGCAACTTTGCGGTAGCTAGGCATGTGGAACTTTCTCCTCCACAAGTTTAATAGTTTCGCCAATAGGTGACTTAAGAAGAAGATGAAGCGCTGTAGGGGAGAGCTTTCCTTCATTTACTTGCTCCTGAATCCAATACAGGGCGCGCGCAAAAGCTATAACTTCCAGAAGAAGCTTGGCTTCAAAAGTGTAGAGGACACCAAAGGCTCCAACTACCAAAGCATCCCCTTCCACATCATAGTCAATAGCTTTCAGTTTCTCTTCTATAGTGACCAACTGGCCAAGGGAAAACATGGTAAGAAACTCCTACCAGTTGCGTTCAAATGTGAGGAGATAGCTAGAAGCAGTTTCAATGTTTACAGCAGCGCCAGTGTCTAGCCTGATAGCACCAACATTAGCAGCCCTTCTTACATCTACAGCTGTCCTATTGCGCTGATAGCACACCGTAACACCTTTTGTACCACTGGAATCCTGAAATGCTCCATTACCTAGGTCAATTAAAGAGCCTGCACCAATACCTGCTACAGTATTGTCAAGATAAGCTTTCAACTCTGCATTGATGTGACGTCCGCTGTATCCTAAATTGTGCGGAACATTTACTGTGGAGGAAAGTAGACTAAATTCTACAACTGCCCGCGCATTAGCTGCGTAGAACCCAGCATTGGAAATACTTGAAGCAGTGGAGATAAACTGACCAAGATACAAACGCTTTATAGGTTCTGTAACTGGAGGAACTCCAACACCTGTAGAGGAGCCGATATACCTAGACATAACTCCAGCAGTGATATCATATACATTACCAGCCACTCCCAATTGAGCAGTTGGAGCTGTAAATGCAAGACCCAAACCATACATGGCGCCCGGAAGTACACGAATATCATCCATGTAACCTACAAAGCCTCTAGCTCCTGCAACAGCGGCGCCAACTTGAAAATCTCCAGGGCTGATATCTACAAAGCAATCCCTGCTAATATCTGGCTGGCCATCTACATATACAAAGATCTTTCCTTCTGAAGGTGAATAGCAAATGGCAATATGGTACCACTGACCAGTAAGCCAAGTTGCACCAGAGGCGCCAGATTTAGATCCAAGAACACCGTTGGCGATATCATTTGAAGCGCCGCCATCTGAGGATGCATCAAGAGCCAGCCGCAGGGTTCCAGCCGTATTGATAAGCCTCAGCTCCATCGTAGGAGCAGACGTTCCAAGAAGAGTAAACAGTACCATATTATTTCCAGCTGTGGGATGCGATGTAAATCTCACCCAAGCTTCCATAGTCCATGGAACTCTAGACCGCATCCTACCACCACCAAGGCGAGTCAGCCCCAGATACGCGCCAGCAGCAGGAAAATGTACAGACTTTGTACCATATTTGGATACAACAGCAGATTCTGTTACACCGCCAGCACCTACAACAGTGCCGCCAAAGTAATCTCGCAGGAAGTCAGATCCAGTGCCACCTGATACAGGTTCACAAGTGATAAGAAATCTGGGATGGAACTCTTCCCCATATTCAGGACATACAGGAGTGGCACCAAATGTTACAGTAGTCGGACTGACATAGTCTGCAAAGATGTACTGATGTGCATTAGCTTGTGGGGCAGGACTAAAGGCATCTGGAATGGTGCCATTAAGAATGGTAATAAGATCCTTAGGGCCGGTACTATCATAGCCATCAGCGAAAGATAGGACGGCATTAGTGCCAGTGATATTGAGATTGATACCTGTGCCTGCAGTCTGCGTCAACAATCCAGCCAGCATAGCTTGGCGCTTAGGAGACTTTGTAACAGCAGACAGTCCAGATCCACCAGACAGTGCAGCTACTACAGCCTTCAACGCTCTGAATTCCGCGGCCGCAGTTTTAGCAGGACGAGTTTCTATTGGCTCTGAAAGATTTGCAGGATCTGGAATATAGGACATTATAACTCCTTACACATCAGAAGAGACAACAAGGAACATTACGGTAGTTTGGCCAGTGGCCGCGGCATTCAGTTTAAGAACTGCAGAGCCAGAACCTGGAGTAGCGATACAGCTCTTAGCAGTGCCGTCATCAGTAAGCACTGTACACATCACATTGGAATTTGGTGTGATGTATGAGTTGGTGAGTGTGAGAGTTTGCGCGGCCGCAGCAAATATTACACGTCCGCTGGAAGTATTGAGTGTAACATTTCCAGCTGCGCCGGCAAACGAAACATTCATGTACAGCCTACTCCACGCATTCCCAGCCTTCCCAAGTTGCAAGAGTCCATTAGTACTAGGATAGAGCGCGGTTCCATCAAAGGACAGACTGTCAAAATTAGAACTGGCATTCTGCTTCACTTCCAGAATCCACTTACCACCTTCACTTCCAACAGTGCCACCAGCTACATCAAAGAACATGCGGCCAACAGTAGTCCAAGTATTGGCATCCACCAGCAGAGCACTGGCAGAAATGCTCATCAACCTATCGCCAGAGGCATTGACTGCTAGACCTGAAGAAGAACCTCTGGGCGCAGCAAATGCAATTCCTGGACGCAGTGATGCATCTGTCGAAGACAGCTCACTATTGTACACCCAAGAGAAGAATCTACCATGGCTATTAAGTTTAGCCCCAAAAGATTCAAGAGGAGCCGGCGCAGTCCTAGCCTGATTGAGGTACATTCTCTTAAGAGTAGGATCATAAGAGAAATTTTCTATATCAACAGCAGGTTGGTTATCGCTGTCAATATATGTGATACCATTTACAGCATACCCTCCACCGAGAGCACTCCATGCAGATGATACAGGATAGGCTGGCAAGATAATCTCCTAGCGAGCGAAAGCTTCAATGTTAACAGTTCTGAGCGCATCTACCTGAATTGCATACTGACGCTGAAGTCTAGACTCAACTTCAGTTTCACCAACGTCACCTGCAACTTTCTGAGCAGCGCCAATAGCCACAGTCTGAGGATACTCATCAGCAATCCAGCTTGTGATCTCATCTCCAGAGATTACCGGCCGCTGATAAAATCCCACAAGAAGATATTGGAATGCTGTCCAAGACCTAAGATAGATACTTCCGTTTGCAAGATACAAGATATTATCTTTGATGAGATTGTAATTATCAAAGATCTTATCCGGAGGCATTTCTGTAAAATCTTTTCCAGGCGCCCCCGTAGGTTGATTCGTCAATGAATTTACACCGCTAGGATCATACTTGCGAATGTACGAAAGTGCCTTATATCTTGGCAGAGACGCAAGCGGCAGAACTTGTTCATTCTGAGAAGCTGGAAATACAATGTATCTCTCCGCTTGATCCCTTCGCCAAACATCGATACCGTGCAGTTCGACCAGAGTTGTCTCAATAAAAATATCTATGAGAGTAGTCAACTCTGGCCGACCGCACAGAATACCTGCAGAATTACGAATTGCTGTTAGGCTAGCCATAATACAGCGTTACCTTTAGGTAATTTGCTGGTTAGCGAAGGCCGCAGCAGTAGCAAGAGCTGCCCATCCCGCCGTAACTCTTACGCAAGGTCCTCCTTCTGCCCCAGCTTGCGTAGAGAAGCAATACTGGCCAGGAGTAGTAGCGAGTTGAGTGATTGCGATCGGATCGATACGCAGATCCCAATCGTACACCTCAACAGTTGACGGAGCAATAACAACAAGAGCCTCAGCAGCTACAGCATGCGTATTTCTTCCAGCACCAAAAACACGGGCCACAAGACCAGAAAGACTTTGTGCACGAATAACACCGTTTGCGATATTATTAAACGTGCAGTTCTCGCGGTAGACGTTTGTAAGGCTACGAACGTCAACGACGTACGAGATGCCTTCAAATCTAGAGTTGCGCAGCGTCACATTATTGACAGCATTACCGCCGACGATCTGGATGAAACCAAGGCCGCTTTGACCGCGGATGTCGCAGTTCTCGGCAATGAAATTATTATACACCCCGTTAAGAATAAACAGAGGTACGCCACCAGTAGGCCAAATTTCATTGTAAAAACGCATTTCTTGTACAATCATATTTTCAATGTTCGTATTAGCATTCGAACTGAAATATGGGGATGTCAAATCTGCAGGAACAAATTTAGGCCGTACAAGTTTGAAACCTTTAATCCCAACGTCAGCAGCGAAAATGCTGTAGTTGGAAGTTACTTTGCACGATGTGATCGCATCAATGATCGTCAGGCCCTCGATAGAACCGACAGTGAAAGTGTCACCATTGCGGATGCGGATACCAGGACAAACAGTGCCCTTGACGATGACGTTATCGTAGGTAAGATTTACACACTTGTCGTGATTACTTGCATATACAACAATACCGCCGGATGCAGTACCACCAACGTTTCGCACATTTACATTGCTGATGTGCAAATTGTAGATATCTCCCTGCGCAGGATGATAGGCAGCAAAAGCCGATGGCTCGCGCATCTGCACAGTGGAGCAGTCGTCGATGGAATCGCCATAGATACCTATCGCTCGACCGTTTGCAAGAGGTCCATAATGTTTGAAAATTTCAGCAACACCAGAACCTTGGGTATTATAACATTCATAATCTGCACAAGCCATCGTATTGAAACCATATTTAAGAACATTCCGTGTTTTAATGTTCCTAGTTTCAAAGTTAGCCGCGTAATGCAGTGTGATGGCATGCAGATTCAGTGCAGAGGGAGATCCAATATTAGTGGCACTGTCATAATCCCAAATACCGCCTTCAATACTAAAAGATCTTGTGCAACGAACCGCAGTAATTGATCCTCCAGGAGCAACTGTAGGAGTCTCGTACAAAGCTACCGTGAAAGTGTCTGCGTCGATAACTTCAAATACGCGAAACACATTGTTGTATTCCCCTTGGATATGAGTCCAAGTTCCACCAGCAGTCCAAACACCAAAGGCGCTAGAATCGATAGTAGCAACCAAACTTGACAAACTGAAGGTATCCGCACTCAAACGTGTTACAATATAAGTATTGCCATTCAACTGCGTCATACCACCGAGCGAGGCAAATGTAGCGCGATCCTCAGTTTGAAGATTATGGCCGATAGATGTGATGACACACGGATTTGCTCTGGTAGCACCCGTGACAGTTCCAGTAATTTGCGCGCCTTGAAGGCACACATAATCTTCGTCCGTCAGGCCGTGGTTAGTCCACGTGACCGTGACAATATTATTGTTGGCTGTCCACGCCAGTGAAACTGGTTGAGGCGTAGCCAAACTAGACTTACACGCCAGCATCCTTGTCTTTGTTCCCGGCTTCTGTTTAAGAACCAGTTTAGGATCAACAATAAAATGAGTATCATCACCAATATACAAAGGTACATTGTCAAGAATGTACTCACCAGTACCCTGCAGAATTACGGTACCGCCCAGATCCAAGGCAGCCTGCAAAGCTCTACTATTTTGCGCAGGAGTGTTTGTTCCTACAAGTTCAGCCTCCCTTTCAGGAGAAACTGCCCCCGGATACTGAGAGAATTTAAACGAATTAAAAATAAGCTGGTTTAGAGATGACATTCAACACTCCTGCGCAAAAGTTTAACTTAGCAGTTATGGTTACTCACTGCTCTGAACTTTGCCAGCTTCTGCACGAATTGCAGCTTGCAGCGCAGCTTCAGGGTCAGCAAGCGAGGTATTAGGAGAAAAATTAGGAATTACACCTTGAGCCGGACGAATGGCAGCAGCATCACTAGCTTCGCCAATACGAATGGCCTGCTCAAGAACAGACGCAGTATCTACAGGCACACCTTCAGAACTGAGTTTACGTTTGGCTTCATTTACAGCAGCCAAAATCCTATCCTGTGCAGCATCGGTAAAGATAATAGAACCTGGTTTATTAGCGACAAGTTCAAGTTCTGCAATTTCTTTTGCATCACTGGTTTCATACCAGCCATGAGAAAAGAAAATCTCTTTGTGAGCGAGTGCAGAAGAGAATTGAAACCTGCAACCAGCGGGCATAGCACGAAAGATACGGATTTGAGGATCTCGCGGAGGTACAGGAGATTCAAGAATTGTAGGAGCTGCAGACGGACTAGCAGAGTCTACAACAATAGGCGCGTTTTCAGCCACAATTTCATCCGTAGAAACTTTGATTCCACCGAGCCGGGCAAGTTGAGCAGCATCGAGAGCCATTTGCGGGATTCCTTATAAAAGATCGGTACGAGAGTTAAAACGGTCATGCAGGCAAAAAGGAGGGGACAGTTTCCCATCCCCCCAAAGCAGTTGGCAACTCTCTTAACCAACTGCCCCCGCAGTAAAGTTGTACAGCACAGCATCAGCCGAAGGATTCTTCACCAGGCAGGTAAGTTCAGAAGTCAGGGTACCACCAACAGCATCGATACCATTATCCTGAGCAACTTCGCCAGCCATGTTGAATTCCTTATTCTGGGTTTGGCGGCCATTAAGATATGCCAGCCCAAAAGTAGGAAGATCCACAACTACCGCCATACGGGCCCAAGAGCTGTTCGGACCATAAGCATTAAACAGCGGATGCTCGATAAGGCGGAATTGACCACGAGTAGACTTCAGCGTACGGAATTGCAGACCATAACTGGTTTGCCCATCCATCAGCTGGTAGTTACCATTCAATCGGCAAATGGTGTTAATAACTGACAGCGCACGACCGCCAAGAAATACTGCTCGCTCGTTAGCAACTTGCGGATTAGCAGTGACGTTAAATACAACATCAAGCGCAGTTTCCAGTTGCGTCCAGTTAGTAGTGCTTCCAAGGGTAGTTACATTGCCTGGAGCTTGCTGAGTGATAATATTCAGCAGACCATCCATGGTATGGAAAGGCTGGTTGTTACGCACACTGAAATACTTCTGACCAAAGAACAGCGCCTTTTCAATGTCCGCAGCATGGAACGCAGCGCACTCAGACTTGCTTTCAGCGATGTTCGTATCACCAGCAATCACTTGCGTAGCACGAACAGTCTCACTAATCGCCCAAGTATTACGGAAGATTTGGGTGAAGTTAGTGATACGGACGGCATTGATGTTCAGCGCATTCGGACGCAGAGAAGCTTCTTCGTACGCATTACCAATCATATACAGATTGGTGTTTCCAGCAATGGCGCCAGCAGCAGAAGTTCCAATACCACGTTGAACAGCAACAGAGGTAGGGGACAGAACTGCGTTAACAATCAAGTTTTCAAACGGCGTAGCATCTACCCGGAAAACTTGACCAGGCAGGACGTTAGCAGTAGAAGTAACAGTTAGAATAGTGTCACCAGCAGTAGCACCGGCAGCCGAAACTACCAGTTGCGGAAACACCATAGTTTTCGTGAAAAAGCCATGTTCCGTCTGTTTGGCAGTTTCACTTTTCATCATTGACGTCATACCAAACAGAGGGGCAGCTCCATTCGGCATCAGTCGGGTAATCATGCCAGCAAAACTTTTTGCCGCAAGATCTTGGGTCATCTGATTGGAAGAAAAAACTCCGACAGTCATTTGTATCTCCTTGTTCCAGATCGGTTGATGTTAAAAACTTACAGCGCTCCGGAACGAAGGCCGGCCCAAGTAAGTGTAGGATTGAAGGTCAAAACTACCGTACCACTGGCAGTTGCATTTGCAGAAAGAGTGAACGTAGAAGGTCCAACAGCAGATACAGTTGTACCGCCTGAAATACCAGTACCAGACACGAGCATACCAGGAGTAATACGACGCAGGTTTCTAACGTCACCAGGAGTGACAGTCGGGCTGCTATTAACCGTAGTCGCAGTAAACTGAGTCGGAGCGGTCGTATTGGTAAGAGTGAGAAGATATTCACGCCAGTTAGAAGCCGCAACGTTAACGTTAGTTCCGAGCGTTACGCCAGTTCCAGCCGCCGCCGTCATGGCTTGCGCAACCGTATTGATATACAACCAACGCCACGTAGCTCCAGGCGTAGGAGTATTGGCCGGTTGATAGATATCTTCAAAAGTCACACCAGTTGCATTTAAGCCACCAGCGCCACAAAGAGCGGCAATGATGTTAGCAGCGGTGTCAGAAGTATCAGTGTAGCCAGCACCAGGACCAGAGCGGCGAAGAATGGGAGTTGCAAACATAGAACCAAGAATAGTTCCAGCGCCTGCAGTAGTCAGCGTAGCTTGGACTTCACGGCAATCAATTACATCGCCGCTGATTCCACGCATCATCCCATCAGAATTAGTGAGCGGTTGAACAAGCATGAATATCTCCTAGTGAAGTGCGATAAAAACTATCCGTTTAGATAATCTGGCAAGAACGTAGTCCAATCCGTAGTCGGCTCGGCTTTACTCTTCTTTTCCTGTGCAGCCTTTTCACCAGGCACATTGAGTGCTTTAGTGAAGCCGACAAGATACTCACTAGCAAGTGCTGAAAGTTCCGCAGAAGAAGCCGTCGGAAATTTCGCAGCTAGAGAGTTTTGCAGAGCAGTAATAAGGGGAGCGGCAGCAGGATGGTTAAGTACAGGATTCTGGGCAGAAAGACTTTCACCCAGCGCCTGCTTTTTAACCAATTGAGGAATCTGACCCAGGAGATGCTCGCGTTGCTGCTTAAGAGCTTGATCAATCAGTTTGGTAGTAACCATAGTATTCTGAGCGAATACTGAAGTTCCCAAACTTTGCATAGCCTCTTGAAGCGCTTTTGCTGCATCGTCACCACCAGCTTGGACTCTGGCCATTACATCAGATGGAAGCATCTTAACAAAATCCATCTTTGATGCAAGTTCAGAAAGCTTGGCAGGATCAATTTCCGATAAGGCAGGAGGTTCTTGCGACGTATCTTGCTTAGGAGGTTCCCACAGCGTAGCAAACTTATCGAGTGGGGATTCTGAGGCTTTATCTCCTTGAGGCTTATCGCCAGTACCAGATTGCGGCGGAGTACCAGATTGCGGAGGTGTTTGACCGTTGTTACCAGTATTTCCCTCAAGGGCAGGAGAACCTCCAGGAGGAACAGCAGGAGCTCCAGGAGTCGCAAGAGTTGCAGAAAAAATGTCCATAATAGAAGCCATGATAGATTACTCCATATAAGTTAAATCAATTTGCGGGGGCTGTTGCAACATCGTGATCAGCTAACAACTGTTCAAGCAGTTCAATCTTTCCCATCATAGAAGCTTCTGCCTGTAGATATTTTTGAAAATTATCAGGATCTACAGGCATTCCAGCTTTCTGTTTCATAAGAAATGCCTTCATACTTTGAAGTCGTAATACTGTAAGAGTTGAAAGTTTAGAAGCTTCTAATTCCTCTGCTTCCGTGAATTCCCATTCCTGTACATCTGAGAGTTTAGGCTGCGGCATTTACATTCCTTCTTGCGGAGGTTGTGGCGGAGGTGTTCCTGTTTGTTGCTGCTGCGGTGCTTGCTGCTGTTCCAAGCCCTGAGCTTTTGCTTGCTGCTCCATCTGTTGTTGAAGAAACTGCTGGAGCTCCGGCGGCATCTGCGGTTGCGGCGGAGGTTCTTGTCCAGCTTTTACAGCCTCCGTAGCAATAACTTCCCAGGATGCCAGTTGTTTTTCAAACATCTGTAGCATTTCCGGCTTCTCAAAAGTTTGAAGATACTTAAGTCCCCGGAGTTTCATTAGATATGAAAACATGGGAACAAGCCTGTAACCTTCATTAAGCTGAGGCACCGCTTGAATCGTCTGCATAGCTACAGTGAACTCATCTGTAGACATAAGACGCTCGATGGGAGTTAGACCATCTGAAACTTTGAACTCTACCGCGGTTTCCCTCAATTTTACAGGGTCAATATCTACATAGGCTTCATTCTCACGGCTGTACAACTTACCAGAAGGTTGATATTGAAGGATGTTATATTTAATCATCTCCTTAGCTGGCTGCATAGTCTGAGCTTCAATGAACATTGCCATCATACGATCGCGCGCATTAGCATTACCCATTGTAGTGTCAAACTCTCGAACAGTCTTATTCCCCTTCTGAAACTGGCCTTGACTTACACGATTCTGTCCAGAAGCAAAGAATGACATATCAATGACACCATTGGCTTCTTGGATGAAATACTGTGAACCTTCATCTTCGAAAGGAATTTGATATACAGCTTCTTGAAGAGTTTTGCCATAAGCAATATTTCTAACTGGGATTTTAGCATTAGGCTCCGGAGAGTTGATATCTGTAGCTCGCACCATTGCCGGATTAAACAGCATTCTGTCAGTAAGACGACGGCGCGCACTATTAAGTTTCGCATTCCACAAAGCACTGGCGATGTCTTGGAAAGGAGAGATGTTGTCTGAGAAACTTCTGGTTTGAAATCCTAAACCATCATTGATGGGCTGGCCAAGAATAATACCAAGGTTGTCATGTGCATTAGTTTGTCGTTCTGCATAGATTAGATGGTGATCATTTATAATAATCAACTTCCAAATCTGAGGCATTCTTGGCGAGGGTACATTCCTGATATTAAAGTCTATAGGAAGGATACGGCAGTAGAGTGTCATTACCTCATAAGCATTCTGGAAATTTCCAGAGATGGGGGTGTTCTGAGGAATATTAGACAGCCATGCCAGCCAGCTGAAATCTTTTGAGCCAATGTGAATAAGAGGGTCAAGATTGACTTGAGGAATATAGTATGTAGCAGGAATGCCAGAAGCAAAGCAGGCATCCAGAGAATCTGTATATGCAGAGGGCAGATCTTCGATAAACTTCTTAAGTCTAACCCTAGACATAACTTCTACATAGCCTGCAAACTCTCCTTCAGAATGCACTAAATGTGGGGGCACACGCCAGTCAAAGAAAGTATTATACATATCCAATCGGCGGATTCTATTACCCTGCCAGAGGAGTTCTTTAGGCTTTCCTACAATACCAAGTTCGTATTTAAGATCTGTATGTACGCTGAAGATATTCTTACGGCACCAATCCAGTTCAATAGCGTGGAGGTTATACTTAAGACCATCTCTGAAAAACTTGATAAACTCTGCTACCCAACCGCCGCGATTCTGTGCATCTTCGATGATGGTATTATACATCAATGCAGTATCTTGGCGCGCCGGATCTGCAGAGATTGCAAAAATAGGATTTCCAGAAAGGAATACCTCTGTGAGAAATGCCAGAGCTGCTTCAGTTTGCGGCATTACAACCGGAACAACAAGGTTCTGGAGCTTCTCTTTATTTCCATACCTATTCGACAGCCTTGCACGTTCTGACTCTATTGTAAGATTTATGGTTCGCGCGTAATCTTGGTCAATGAACTCCATCCTAGTCCGGATAGGATTTGCATTGAAATAGTTATCTTTCCAGTTTTTCGCATACTGAGCAAGGCCCATACGCGTGACTTGTGTAAGTGGTACAAGTGCAGCAGTTGCCATTATAGTACCTTAAAGTGTAATAGGAAATATTAAATTGGGGAGGTCATTGCAGCTGGAAGAGGAGAATATCCTGCGATCTCATCTCTAGCTTCATTTACAATACTCAATTCCAGCTCTTGACATACTAATGGACCGTACTCAGGCATAACATCTTGCGCGCCGTAAGCTGCAACATCCAGAACATCATCTACATTCTTCGTAATAGCAGGATTCCAATCTATGGCCTGCTTTTTGAATATAGGGGATACTTCTGGATGTAGATAGAATTCGCCCTTCTTAGATACTAGTGCCTTCAACATATCTCGTATTCTAGAATTCTTACTACGACCTTTTGGATGAAGGGGTAAGAATTGGAATCCCGCCAAATTGTGAACTCTACAGATATGCTCAAACCAGAATAGAAGAGATGCTTGATAAGCTACATTCTCTACAAAAATGCATGACGATCTAGTTTTGAGAGCGATGATGAGAGCATTACAGATTACTTGCAGAGGTGACCAATTTCCTTGAGATACACTTCTCAAAACTGGTGAACCATCGAAAACTTCGAAGTAGCCTATACAATTTTTATCTGCAGTAGTTTTTTGTCCAGCAGGGTCTATAACTATATAGCGGCCTTGTGGAACATCGAAGGCAGTAAAGGGTGAAATGGCAATAGCAGTTACATCGATGCCAGATTTGAGTCCAGCGAGCTCATCATTGAGAACCTCTGCACAGAATACGGCATCTTGGCCAATAGCTTTATCAGCTTCATATTCTTCAATCAACTGCTTAACAGGATGCAGTTCTTCCCAAAGAGACTTACCATCAGAGAGGATTCCACCAACAATAAATTTAAGCCAATGAGGAGATCCCTTAAGAATTTTAAGGATGCATCCTGGAGTGTTGTACATGTTCCCAATATATAAATACATACACCCCTTGGGATCTTTTGCTTTCATAATAGTTCCAGTCATTCTCTCAAGGAGCTTCTTGGAAAGTTCTGCATTCTCTGAATCTTCTTTGAGCTGAAAGTCTTCAAAGATCATAACATCTGGGCGAGAATTTCCTACATTTAGGCCCCGGATAGATCCTTCAGCACCAATGCCTGCAATAGATATGACTCGGCCGCGGAAAGAGAATCTTTTGAATTCTTGCTTATCTATAGTCTTTCCAAATTTATAATCTCCGAAGACTTGTACTATGTTTCTCTCTTCAAGAAATCCTATTACGTCAGCAATAATGTTCTTGGCGTGACCTTCAGTTGAAGAGATGATGAGAATAAACTTCTTTGCTGTGAAGAGAATGCAATAGAGGACAAAGAGTTTTACGAATGTAGTTTTCGCAAATCCGCGCGGAATCCCCAGTACCAGCTTTGGGAAAGTTCTAGACTTGCCCACAAAAGAGAGCAGCCAAGCCCAAATAGCAAGATACATTGGAGGAAAGAGATATTCAAAGATTTCTGGCATTGCCAGACCAGCTAGAAAATTCAAGTCAGTTCTAGCAATCTCTTCTGCTTGAGCACGCTCATATGCGTAATCTGGTGGAGGCGGTACTTCTGATGGCAAGCCGCCCGCAGAGAGGAGAGTTGTGGCTTCAGAAGTTTCTTCACCTGAAAGATCTCTAAGCGCCGCAATCTCCTCTTCAATACCGAGGGCATCTACCAGCTTTGAATGGGACATAGAAATTAGCGAGAATTCATAAGTTGCAACTGTGCCAGCAACGACATAGTCGCCAGGCGCACCCGTTCCTTTGTAGCTTTAGAAGTAATAGGATCTACAGAAAGAGTACCAGAGAAGGAGTCCACAGTTACAGGTTCTCCGATACTCTTAAGCTGATCCACTTCTTGCTGGGATAGAAGTTCCAGCTGACTTTCTGGAAGTTTCATCATTCAATACCTTCTCACTAAGGGCGGGGGCAGTAGTAGCATCTAAAGGACTAGATGACTCTACCAGTTGTCCATCTGCGATCTCTTTAAATCTCTCAGTGGACATTGTTGTAAATTCTTGATCACCAACAGCTACTATGTGATTGTCTGCAGATACAACAAATCGTTGTTGCAGAACTACTGGGATCGTAAGGTTGACAACGCGCGCCGCTACTGAAACTTGCTCTGGCGCAGTCTGACCCCTTCTCACAGCCTTGTTAAGTTTCTCAAGTGCAGAAATGATATCTCGCGGCTTGGTGATATAGTCTGCAACTTCCTCAAGCCTGTCAAGAAGCTTATCTTCTAACTTGTCATACTTTCCATCTCTCTCATTCGCCCCTTGTAGATTCTGAAATCTGAGCGCTGCGACTTCATCGGCAAAAGTCTTATCTGCCATGAATTGAGAGATTTGAGATTCTGTAACTCCTAGGGCAGAGGCCACTACAGTTTGAGTCAATCCAGACCCCAGGAGTTTTAATGCTCTATCTTTAGTAGTGGCGGCCATATCGGTATGATGGACAAATGACTGTGAGAAGATAGGCTCAGTATAAAGGAGAAGACTAAAAGATTGTACTGGGGGATGTGATGAAATGGCTAGGAGTTCTAGAAAGGATGGTGAAAGTTAAAAAACTTTAGTAAAATTTTGGGAGTTCCATAGAAGGCCGCTGGACAGTAGATCTAAAAAGGGTCGTATCCCCCTACCTCTTGTAGTGAATTTGATCTTTCGTAGGTTTTCGCAGTTGAGTCTTCGAACGAAGTGAGAAGCACGATAGCTTTTGACTTTTCGTTGCCTTTTCCCTGAGGAGCGTAGCGACGATCACGACCTAGATTTTCTGGTGACTAGAGACGTGAGAGCTGGAGATAGTAACTAGGGACGAAGATGGTAACTAGCGAGCGGCCTTTTGCAACTTAGTTGCATATGCAACAGAGGCCAAAAGAAAAAGCCCTAGAGTTTTGA